TAGGAGATAAAGTAGTTTTACCAACTCAAGGTTTTACTAAATTACCATTTAATGGTGAAGAATATTATGTAGGACCTGAAAATCAAGTATTAGCTAAAGTAGCTACAGAGATAAATGTATCTGATATTTTAGATGAAACTGAGGTAACTAATGAAGATAAGAAAAATTTAACTGAAATTAATAATAAATAAAAAAATGAGTAAAAAAATACAATTTAGCGATGAATCTAGAAATGATCTTGTAAAAGGGATAAATATACTAGCAGATGCTGTTGTTTCAACTTTAGGCCCAAATGGAAGAAATGTTGTAATTGCAGGAGATGATGGTATACCTTCTAGTACAAAAGATGGTGTTACAGTAGCAAAATCCATCTCATTAAAAAACCCAACTGAAGAATTAGGGGTTCAATTAGTAAAACAAGCAGCAGTACAAACAGCAGATAAAGCTGGGGATGGTACAACTACATCAACATTATTAGCTAGAGAAATGATTAATTTAGGATTAGACAATCTATCTAAAAATGAAAATGCTGTACAAATTAAACGTAATATTGATAAAGCAGTTAAAGAAGTAATTAAAACTTTAAGAAAAAATATATCTGAAGATATATCAGCTGAAGGTCAATTAGAACAAATCGCAACTATATCAGCTAATAATGATATAGAAGTAGGTACTTTAATAGCAACAGCACTTGAAAAAGTTGGTATGGAAGGTGTTGTTCATATTGAGGAATCAAAAACTGGAGATACTTATCTAGAAACTGTTGAAGGTATGCAATTTGATAGAGGATTTAAATCCCCTTATTTTGTTACTGATAATAGTACAATGTCAGCAGTATTAGAAAATCCTGTTGTATTAATTGCAGACCAAAAATTAAATTCTGTAAAAGAATTATTACCAATATTAGAAGCAGTATCTAGTGAAGGAAAATCACTATTAATAATTGCAGAAGATATTGATAATGAAGCATTAGCTACTTTAATAGTAAATAAAATGAGAGGTACTGTTAATGTATGTGCTGTTAAAGCACCTGAATTTGGTGATAAGAGAAAATTAGTATTAGAAGATATTGCTATAATGACTGGTGGTCAAGTATTTGATAAACAAAAAGGCATGAAATTAGATAAATTTTCATGGGATTGGTTTGGTGAAGCTCGTACTGCTACTATTACAAAAGAAACAACAACTATTGTTGATGGTAAAGGATCAGAAGAGGATATTAGCAAAAGAGTTGATAATCTACAAAGCCAAGTTGATAATGCACAAACTCCTTATGAAACAGAACAGTTACAAAATAGATTAGCAAAGTTTGTAGGTGGAGTAGCTATTATTCATGTTGGTGGTAATACTGAAATTGAGTTAAAAGAAAAGAAAGATAGAGTTGATGATGCATTACATGCTACAAAAGCTGCTATTGAAGAAGGAATCCTACCAGGAGGTGGTGTTGCTTTACTTTATGCCCGAGAAAGTATAAAAATAGATAATGAAGGTGCAAAAATTGTATATGAAGCATGTGGTAAACCATTTGAACAAATTTTACTTAATGCAGGATACAATAAAGTTGAAGCTGGGTTATTTGGAAGATACAAATTAGTAGATTCAGGTAATAATCATTGGTCAGGGATAGATGTTAATAAAGGAGAAGTAATTGATTATAAAGAATCAGGTATTATTGATCCTACTAAAGTAACAAGACTAGCACTTGAAAATGCTGCTTCTGTAGCAGGTACTGTTTTACTAACAGAATGTACTGTAGTAAATGATTTAGATGAAAACAATGATAAACAACAACCAGCAATGGACCCATCAATGATGGGAATGATGTAAATTAATAATTAATAAATAAATAAATAAAAATGACAAAAGATCAAATTTTTGAGGTAATTGAAGAAAATTTCAATATCTTAGCAGAAAACAATAGTGGTACTACTAAAAAAAGTCAAGGGATTGCAAGAAAAGCAGCCCAAGCTATTAAAAGAGTAATTACAGATTATAAAAAAGCATCTGTAGCAGAATCTAAATAATTTAATGGGGGAGCTTGTCTCCCCCACTTAATTTTCGTATATTATAGGAATGAAAACAAAAATAACAGAAAATTTAATTTTAATAGCTCGTAGAGTACCCCCAGGAGATAAATGGAGATTAGTAACAGAAGAACCTGGTGGTAAGGTACATACAACATTAACAGATGCATTAGAAGCTTATATGGTTAAATCTGGTTTTAAAGGTGATTATAAATTAGCCCCATTACAAAGTGAGTTATATGCAATATCAACAACTGAAGTAGAAATAAAACCAGAACCAATTAAAAGATACTCAATTTATGGTGAATACGGAGAATAGTTTACTAGTAGAAAAATATAGACCTACTAAATTAGATAATTATGTAGGTAATGAAAATATAAAATCTGTTATATCAAAATATTTAGAACAGAATGATATACAAAATTTCATATTTTATGGACCCGCTGGTACAGGTAAAACTACACTAGCAAAATTAATAATTAAAAACTTAGATTGTGATTACATTTATATTAACGCTTCTGACGAGCGTGGGATCGAAACTATTAGGGATAAAGTCTCTGGTTTTGCGTCTGTTGCGTCATTTAAACCCCTTAAAGTTGTTATCTTGGATGAGGCGGATTTTCTTACAATACAAGCGCAAGCATCACTTAGAAATATAATTGAAACATTTTCACGTACTACAAGATTTATTATGACTTGTAATTTTGTAGAACGTATTATTGATCCTTTACAATCAAGATGTCAAGTACTTAAAATTGTTCCTCCAACTAAAAAAGATGTTGCTAAACACTTAAATTGGATTTTACAAGAAGAAATGATAATGCATAATGTAAAAGATTTAGTACCATTAGTTAATCAATATTACCCTGATTTACGTAAATGTATTAATACTATACAATTATCTACACAAAACAATGCATTAAAATTAGATAAAACAATATTAGTTTCATCTAATTATATGGATAAAATATTATCTGAATTATCACAAAATAAACCTTCATTTACCAAGATTCGTCAAATAATAGCAGATGCTAATGTTGATGATTTTGATGAATTATTTAGGTTTTTATACGAAAACGCTGTTAAATTTCTACCCAATAAAGAAGGTACAGCAACTGCTCTAATTAATGACCATCAATATAAGGCTAATTTTAGAATAGATAAAGAAATTAATATAATGAGTTTAATAAATAATTTAATAATTAACAAGTAATGAAACAATCACAACAACAACCTCAATTAAATGTAGATTTAAAAGCAACTACTCCAATTCTTAACTCAGAAGGTAAGAATATATTTGTATCAGGAGTTATTTTAAGAAAAATTTCTAAATTTGTTGCAGGTACAGATGAAGATGCTATAATGCCTCTTCCAGTATTTTATGACCCAAGTTCAGGTAAAATTTTAAAGGAAGGTTTACCAAAAGAACTAAGAGAAGAATTAAAGGACGAAACACTATCAATGTAAATGAAAAATGTTTGGGATTGGCTTAAACAAATAAACAGCATTAAAGCTGATCCTAATTCTTTTTCAGATAAAGATTGGGAGTTATGGAATAGCTATATGATTCATAGATTTATGTCTATGAATTCTAGCTTTCTTGATATAGTCAATGAAGTACAAACTATATTACCTCAAAATAAAAAAGAAATATATACTATATATAGAGAATTTATTCCTAAAAATAATAAATGGAATAAATATATTAAATCTAGTATTAAACAACCAAATAAAGACTTAATAAATTATTTAAGTAATTATTGGGAATGCTCAAAAAATGAAGCAAAAACATATTTAAATATTTTGGATAATGGTGAAATAGTTCGTATATTAACATCAATAGGATTAAATAAAAAAGAAATAAAAAAATTAAATAAATGAACGAAAAATTATACACAATGTTACATTCAGCTGCAACAGCGGATAAAGCAAAAGCACTATTAAGTATTGATCTATTATCAAATAACCCAGTAGGGATTGGTGATCATACAACAGAAGATTTTTATAAAAATGCTGAAGAAGCATTATCAACTTTTGCTGGTGCTCAAGAAAGATTAGAAATATTAGAAAAATACTTTAAACCAGGAAAATCAGTGATATAATGGGTGATTCTATAAAGAAATTTCAAGAAGAGGGGTTTGGAGAAGGTGTTCAAACTTCACATACTGTAGAAATATTTGAGACCGAATACCCAGAATTATCTGAAGAATTTAAAAGAATATCAGAAGAGATGTATGAAATGTTTGCTGCTAAACATATGGATTATGGTTTAAATAATATCGCTTTAGGTGGTGATATATTAAATAATAAAGATGATAAAGCGTTTTCTCTTACTGGTTTAACTATTAGATTAACTGATAAAATTAGTAGATTAAAAAATTTATTAATTAATAAAAGATCATTTGTTAAGGGTGAAGGTATGGAAGATACTTTTATAGATATAGCTAATTACGGAATAATTGGTCTACTAGTAGGTAGAGATAAATGGAAAAAATAATTGGCTAGAAAAATCCCAAATATTGTAAAAAGGATCCAAAATAATCCCCCACCTGAGATAAATTATGCGTTTCAAAAACACGTATCATATTCTCAAATGTCAATTTATAAACAATGCCCTCACAGGTGGAAATTACAATATAAGGATAAAATAAAAAGATTCACATCTTCTATACACACAGTATTTGGAACAGCAATACATGAAGTAATTCAAGAATTTCTTGATGTTAGATACAATGATTCAAAAATTAAAGCAAATAAAATTGACTTAGAAAAATTATTCCAAGATAAATTTTCTGATGAATATCAAAAACAATATAAATCTAATAGTAAAACCCATTTTTCATCAGCAGAAGAAATGAGAGAATTTTTTGAAGATGGTACTTTAATACTTAAAGAATTTAAAAAAGACATTAATGTTAATTTTAGTACAAAAGGAACATATTTAGTTGGCTGTGAAGTACCACTAGTAATACCACCAAATAAAACGTATAATAACGTATTATATACAGGATATTTAGATGTCGTATTATATAATGAAGTTATAGATAAATTTGAAATAATAGACATTAAAACCAGTACTAATGGGTGGAATGAATATGCTAAGAAAGATGATATGAAAAAATATCAGTTATTGTTATATAAACAATACTTTTCAGAGCAATATGAAATACCTATTGATAAAATTGAGGTTAAATTTTTTATTGTTAAAAGAAAACTTTGGGAAAATAGTGAATATAAATTATCTAGACTTCAAAATCATGTATTTCCTCAAGGCAAAACAAAATTAAAACAAGCTACAAGTACCATTAATGATTTCATTCATTCTGTTTTTGATAGGAATAGTAAAATTAAAGAACAAAAATATGAAAAAATTGTAAGTAAGTGGAATTGTAATTTTTGTCCTTTTAAAGAAGATAAAGAACTTTGTGGTGCTGGGGTTGTATTTCAATAAATAAATATATATGTATAATATGAATAATAAAATTAAATAATCAAGACTATGGCTAATAAACCAATGACACTAACTAGTGTAAAAGTAAAAACGGATCTCTTTAATGATTTTAAAGTTGAATGCGTTAGACGTAAATTTTCTTTCCAAAAACTTGCAGATCGATCTATCTTTTTGTATCTTACTGATGAAGATTTTAGAAAAAAAATTACAAACCAAACTAATTTAGAAAAATAAAAATTAAATAAATTATGAATAAAAGTTTTAAGCATCTTCCTAAAGACAAAAGGAAGAAAATACTATTAATCTGTGATGATATTAGAGTACATTCTGGAGTAGCTACTGTAGCTAAAGAAGTAGTTATAAAAACAGCTCATCACTTTAATTGGGTACAAATGGCAGGAGCTATAAAACACCCTGAAGTTGGAAAACATTTAGATATATCTAAAGATGTTAATCTTAATGCAAAAATAGAAGATGCAAGTGTATTTTTATACCCAGTACATGCTTATGGCGATCCTCAAGTATTACGTAGAGTATTAGAAATTGAAAAACCAGATGCTATTATGTTAATTACTGATCCAAGGTATTTTAGATATATTTGGGATATGGAAAGTGAAATTAGAAAAATTTGTCCTATAACTTATTTAAATATATGGGATGATTACCCAGCTCCAATGTATAATAAACCATATTATGAAGCTTGTGATTTATTAATGGGTATTTCAAAACAAACAGTAAATATCAATAAATTAGTATTAGATAATGATGATAAACAAAGGATATTTAAATACATCCCACATGGTTTAAACCACGATATTTATCATCCTATGTCTCAAGAAGAACTATCAGAAAAAAGTTTTTTAGAATTTAAACAAGCAATATTTAAAGGTCAATCTCCTAAATTTACCTTATTTTTTAATTCTAGAAACATTAGAAGAAAACAAATACCTGATAGTTTAATGGCTTTTAGAATATTTTTAGATACACTTCCTTACGAAGATGCTTTAAAATGTAAAATGATTTTACATACTGAAAGATCAACTGATGCTGGAACTGATTTATATAAAGTAAATGACTTTTTATTTGGTGAAAAATATTCAGAGAATATTATTTTTTCTCATAGTAAACTAACAGCTCAACAGTTAAATTATTTGTATAACATAGCTGATGCCCAAATTTTAATTACATCTAATGAAGGTTGGGGATTAACTTTAACTGAAGCTATATTATCAGGAACTCCTGTTATAGCTAATACTACAGGTGGTATGCAAGATCAAATGAGATTTGTTGATGAAAATGGAAAATGGTTTACACCTAGTGCGGATGTTCCTTCTAATCATAGAGGTACATATAAAAAACACGGTGAATGGGCATTTCCAGTATATCCAACTTCAAGATCAATACAAGGATCACCTCCAACACCTTACATTTATGATGATAGATGTTGCTTTGAAGATGTAGCTGAAAGAATAGGAGAAATTTATAATATGGATCCTAAAGAGAGAAAAAGTAGAGGATTAAAAGGTAGAGAATGGGCTATTAGTGATGAAGCTGGATTTACATCTGAACATCAAGGTAATAGAGTTATGGAAGCATTTAATGAATTATTTGATACTTGGAAACCAAGAGAAAAATATGAAATTATTAATGCTACTGCCCATAAACCAAGTTTTTTAAATCATAAAATTATATACTAATGGAAAAAATAAAAACAGAAATGAAACCCCAATTTGTAATTAGTTGCCCTTTTGATACTTATAGTGGTTATGGGGCAAGAAGTAGAGATGTAGTTAAATCAATTATAGAATCTGATAAATACGAAGTTATACTATTAGCTCAAAGATGGGGTGAAACTCCTTGGGGTTTTTGTAAAGATCATCCTGAATGGGAATTTTTATTAGATTATAAACATGATCCTATGAAACAAGCTACTAAACAACCAGAAATTTGGATGCAAATAACAATACCTAATGAATTTAGACCAGTAGGAAAATATAATATTGGTTGTACTGCTGGTATTGAAGCAACTTCATGTAAAGGTGAATGGGTTGAAGGTATAAATAGAATGAATGAAACTTGGGTATCTTCTCAATTTGCAAAAAATATGTTTGAGGGGGTTAAATTTGAGAAAAGAGATAAAAACTCTAAACAAGTTATAGGAGAATTAAAAGTAGAAAAACCTATTAATGTAATATTTGAAGGAGTAAATACAGATTTATATAAAAAAATATCTAAACCAAAATCTGAAGGTATTAATTTATCAAGTATAAAAGAACAATTTTGTTATTTATTTGTAGGACATTGGATGCAAGGAATACACGGTCATGATAGAAAAAATGTAGGTGTATTAATAAAAGAATTTATTGATACCTTTAGAAATAGAAGTGCAATGCCTGCTCTTATATTAAAATGTAGTAAAGGTAATAATTCTTATACTAGTAAAGAAGCAATTTTAGAACAAATACAAGGATATATTAGAGAATATAAAGGTCATAAAATTCCTAATATTTATTTGTTACATGGTGAATTTAGTGATTTAGAAATGAATGATTTATATAATCATCCTAAAATAAAATCTATGGTAAGTTTTACTAAAGGTGAAGGATATGGTAGACCATTATTAGAATTTAGTCTAACAGGAAAACCTATTATAGCATCTGGATGGTCAGGTCATTTAGATTTTTTAAATCCCGAATTTACAACTTTAGTACAAGGTACATTAGAAAATATTCATCCTAGTGCTGCTAATGATTGGTTACAACAAGAAGCCCAATGGTTTCAAGTTGATGCTGTTTACGCTAGAGAATCTTTAAGAAGTGTTTACAAAGATTATAAATTAAAATTAAGTAAAGGTAAAAGACAAGCTTATTTTGCAAAAACAAATTTTAGTAGAGATAAAATGAGTGAATTAATTGATAATCATTTAACTAATGTATTACCTGATTTTTCACACCAAGTAAAATTAAAATTACCAGAATTAAAAATACCACAACTTAAAAAAGTATAAATATGGATTACGATGAAATTATAAATTGCCCCAAAAGTGGAGGAGATTTATGTTATAAAATGGAAGTTACTAAAGATATAACTAATTATTTTAGTTTATCATGTGGTTTTTGGACTAACACTTTAATGACTCCAGGATCTGATTTTTTTGAAGAACAAATAGAAGTTTTACCTGAATTATATAAAGATTTATCTTGGGTAGATGAAAAAACGGGACTTATTTGGTTACCTACTACTATAAATGAAGAAAAATTAGGAATGGTTTTTGCTAATGGTCAAGATAAATCAACATGGAAGTGGGCAGCAGTAAAAGCAAGACCTTTAACTGAAGATGAATTAAAAGAGGTTGACAATAAATTAACCCACAAACCTGATATGTCTACAATGGAAACATTTGGAGAACGTGATTTTATGGAAGCACTTTCGTATATTGGAGTATTACCAGAATAGATATGAAAATAAGTTATGCAATTACAGTATGTAATGAATTAAATGAAATAACTAAATTATTAAATTTTCTTTTAAAATATAGAAGAAAAGAAGATGAAATTGTTGTTTTATTTGATAAAAAAAATGGTTCACCTGAAGTATGGTCTCGTGTCTCTGAATTAAAAGATGAAAATAATGTAGTATATAAAGCTGCTACATTTAAAAATCACTTTGCTAATTGGAAAAATAAATTAACTAAAATGTGTTCTGGTGATTATATATTTCAGATTGATGCTGATGAATACCCACATGAAAGTTTAATCATTAACCTACCAGAAATAATTAAATCTAACCCAGATAATGAAGTATATTTAGTTCCTAGAGTTAATACTGTAAAAGGATTAACTGAAGGACATATCCAAAAATGGGGATGGATGGTAAATTCTAAAGGTTGGGTTAATTGGCCTGATTATCAATGGCGTGTTTGGAAAAATATTCCAAAAATTAAATGGGTAAATAAAGTACATGAAGTATTAGAAGGTCATAAAACTTACTCTCAACTTCCTGATATGGAGGAATTAGCATTATACCACCCTAAAGGAATTGATAGACAAGAAAAACAAAATAATTACTATAATACCTTATGAGAGAAATACAAAGATATGAATTATTAAACCATTTAGTTGATACTTATAATGTTGTTAATTATTTAGAAATAGGAGTATTTACTGGAGAGTGTATTAGCAATGTAAAAGCAGAACATAAAGATGGTGTAGACCCAGGCCATGAAGGTATTGTTCACCCAAAAGTAAATTATCCTGTAACATCAGATGAATTTTTTGAGTTTATTAAAGGTCATGATATTAAATATGATCTTATTTTTATAGATGGATTACACCATTATGACCAAGTAAAAAAAGATATAAAAAATAGTTTAAAACATATCCAACCTAATGGTATTATAATGATGCATGATTGTAATCCTTTAACTTATGAATCACAATTAGTTCCTAGACAATGTGTTACCTGGCACGGTGATGTTTGGAAAGCATATGTTGAGTTTAAACAAACACACCCTGCATTTGATTGTTATGTAGTTGATACTGATTGTGGTTGTGGTGTGATAGTTAATAACGAAGATAAAACTCAAATTCCCATAGATTTAGATTTAAATTATAAATACTTAGATGAAAATAGAAAAGAATTATTAAATTTAATATCAGTAGAAGAATTTAAAAAGATATTCAAATGAAAATATTATACATAACAGATTTTGAACAAATTGCTCTTGAAAGTGGAGGTTTTATAAGTGATTATTTAAATGATTTAACCTTTCATGGATTAAAAGAATTATATGGTAAAGATGTAACCGCTTTTATACCACCCGTTCATCTATATAAAGAAAATAAAAATGGAGCTGTTGATCATTTATTTAGAAGTGGTAACATGGAAGGACATTTTTGGGGAGGAATGACTTCTTTTTATCTTTTAGATAAAGATTATGATGAAAGAGTTTTTGGTAATAGAATGGAAGCCCAAAAGTATTTTGATGAAATGAGGGATAAAATAGAAAACCAAGAATTTGATTTAATTATTTATGGTAATTTTAGACGTTGCACTCATTTATTTAATATAGTAAGTAAAATTTATCCTAAGGAAAAAATAGCATTATTAGATGGAAATGATGATGATCAACTTTCAGAAGTAGTTAATGAAGGTTATTTATACTTTAAAAGAGAACTACCAGATTTTACTAATTTACCCTCTAATATAAAACCTATAACATTTAGTTATCCTGAAATGCATTTATCAAAAATAAATAAATCAAAAACCCAATACATAGGAACTGTAATACCAGGAGATAAAAGTACTTATATATTTACAGATGAAGGATCATATTATGATGATTATAATAAATCAAATTTCGGTATTACAGAAAAAAAAGCAGGGTGGGATTGTATGAGGCATTATGAAATAATGGGTAATTATTGTTTACCCTATTTCCCTGATATAAAATTTTGTCCTAAGAATACTTTATGGAATTTTCCAAAAGAGTTAATTATAGAAGGAAATAAATTAAAAGATAATTTTGATGAGCAAGAATATTTTCGTATATTGGACGAAATGTTTAAATACTTTAAAGAAAATTTAACCACTAAGGCTGTAGCCCAAGATTTAATAAATAGAATAAATGAATAAAACAGTATTAATAACAGGTGTAGCTGGATTACTAGGTAGTAGATTAGCTGATTGGATAATAGAAAACAAACCAGAATATAAAGTTATTGGGATTGATGATTTAAGTGGTGGTTATGAAGAAAACATTAATCCGAAAGTTAATTTTTGGCAAATGAATCTAACAGAACATCCAATTGAAAATTGTTTTGAAACACATAAACCAGACTATGTTTTTCATTTTGCAGCATATGCTGCTGAAGGTTTATCGCCTTTTATACGTGGATACAACTATGATAATAATTTAAAATCAACGGCCCTCATAGTTAATGAATGTATAAAACATAATGTTAAAAGATTGGTATTTACGTCTACATTAGCTGTATACGGTCATGGAAGTGGTGGTATATTTGATGAAAGACAGCAACAATCACCAATTGATCCTTATGGAGTTGCAAAATATGCTTGTGAAATGGATATCCAAATTGCAGGTGAACAACATAATTTAGATTGGTGTATTATTAGACCTCACAATGTATATGGTATTAAACAAAATATCTGGGACAAATATAGAAACGTACTTGGTATTTGGATGTATCAATATTTAACAGAACAACCATTAACTATATTTGGGGATGGTGAACAAACACGAGCTTTTAGTTTTATTGATGATTCATTAGAACCATTATGGAATTCAGCAGTAAGACCTGAGGCCAGTAAAGAAATTATTAATTTAGGAGGTATTGAAGAAATATCAATAAGTCAAGCTGCTGAAACCTTAGTTGAAGTATTACAAGAAACAGAAGGTAAAATTGATTTTGAAATACCAATTTTATATCTAGAAGCTAGACATGAAGTAAAACATTCAATACCAACATATCAAAAATCAATTGATTTATTAGGTTTTAAACATAAAACTTCAATGAAAGAAGGTTTAACACAAATGTGGAATTGGGCTAAAAAACAACCAATGAAAGAAAGATTTGTATGGGAAAATTACGAATTAGATAAAGGTATTTATAGTTTTTGGAAAACAAAATAATGGAAAATATAGTATTATATTGTAAAAGTTATGATAAAGACCTAAATAGGGTTATAGAATTATCTAATAGTATTAAAAGATACAATAAAGATAATATACCTTTTTATGTATCTGTACCATCTAAGGATATAAATTTATTTAAAGATAAATTACCACATTACACCCAGATAATAGAAGATGAAAGTGTATTTGAACATAAAATACCTAGTGGGTGGCATTATCAACAATATATAAAAGCATTTTTTTATAAATTAAAAATTAGTAAATATTATGTAAGTTTAGATAGTGATTGTTATTTCTTTAAAGATTTTTATATTAAAGATTTTTTATATAAAGAAGATATACCTTATATGGTTATGACTCAACATGGAGATATGTTAGAGTGGACTGATAGATATCATAAAGAGTGCTTTCCCTTTAACCCTAGAGAGTCACATGAAGAAGATTATAATTTTATTAAAGGAGTATTTAATAGAGAGGGTAAAATATATCATTATGGTCCTAACCCATTTATTTGGAATACTGAAGTTTGGGAGTGGTTAGACAAGGAAATTGGAATAATAAAAGCATTTGCAGATAGACCAAATGAACTAAATTGGTATGGTGAAGCTACATTAGCTAAAGGAGATAAATTTATGCCCTGTGATCCTTTATTTAAATGCTTCCATTATGAAGCACAATATAGTTTTTATAAACAATTAGGGTGGACAGAAGAACATTTAAAACCACAATATATGGGGATTGTTATGCAGTCTAATTGTGATTTACCTATTAAATATTAAATATGATAACATTTTGTATAAGCACCTTTAATAATTTACCCTATTTAAAAATAGCTATTGATTCAGTTAGAAAAAATAGTCATTATAAAGATGCTCCATTTATTATTCATGCTGAAAATTGTAATGATGGAACGGATAAGTGGTTAATAGAAAATAAAGATAAATATGAATTAGATGTTTACATAGATAAAAATGAAATACCTTTAGGTATTGGTGGTGGTATGAATTTTTGTGCTGATAAAGTTGAAACTGAATTTATAATGTTTTTACATTCTGATTTTTATGTTACTAAAGATTGGGATATTAAATTAATGGATGTATTTGAAAAATATCCAAACCAAAAATTATGGGTTAATTCTCATAGAGTTGAACCTAATATGTTTAACAACCCAGATCAAAGACCAGGAACAGTAATAGTACCTAAGGAAACATTTGGTGCTTATCATAATGATTTTAAAGATCAAATATTTGATTTATGGGCTAAAGAATTTACTGATACAAATGATTTTGAAATACCTAAAGGTGAAGGAGTATCCGGGTTAATTAGAAAAAAAGATTGGGATGAAATAGGAGGTAATGATTCTTTATTTGCACCCGCAAGTTGGGATGATATGGATTTATTTTTAAGAATGCTACAAAGTGGATTTGGGTTTGTTTTAACTACAAAATCACTAGTTTACCATTTTGGTGCTAGAGGAAGTCATAGGTTAGAAGAAAATGATAATAAATCATCTGAAAGGCAAATTAAAGCTGAAAGAGATAATGCTCAAAAATGGCTTAAAAAATGGGGCTCAATGCCTGAATTTAATCAATATGGAATGATATGCGGTTTAAAGAAATAATACAAAAATGTGATGCCATTGTTTTACCTGCATATATAGCGGGTGAAGAAGATATTGATAGAATTAATCACTTACAATCAATAAATATAGATTTTAATAAATTATTTAAAAAAACTATTATTTGTGTTAATTATAAATCATTAGAAATAAGAGAAGAATACAAAGATAAAATTGAAGAATTATTTAATAATCATTTTAATAGTGTTGATTATATTCATAATAAAACTAATTTTACTAACGTTAGATCTTTATGTGAGCAAGAAGAATCATTAATACAATTATGCAAATCACGTAATTATAAATTTATATGTAAAACTATGGATCATGTTGTTATATTGGAAGAAGCATATGATTTAGAATTAAACAATGACTCAGATTTTTATTATACAAATGGTATAGGAGCTCAAAGATGTTTAGAATGGGAAAATGATATAGAGCTTATAGCAAACCAAACATTTTTTCCTCAAACTAACTTTTATTTTTTAGATGTAAGTAAAATAGATTATATATATAATTTAGAAGATGTTAAACAAAAACATTTAGATTATGAAGAAAATGATAAAAAAATTAAATTAATTGACCCCGAATATAAATTTCACCCTAAATTAAATGGATATTTTGTATGCTGTGAAGATGAAACGGGTAAAATGGCCACTAGAAATAAATTAAAAATGTCTGATATGATACCAAAAGACAAATTTAAATTACTAATTCAGAGGGTTATATATAATTCTATAGTAGATCCAAGTTTTAAAAATTTATCAACTTGTGG